AATATCTCCATCTTCTTAACATTGGAGTCTTTTGGTTTATAAATCTTTTTCTTCATACTACCCTAAAAATATACCTCCAGAGAAATTAGAATCTGTATCTGGACTCATCTGCTCATTTGTAGATGTATTATATTCTGGAAACAAATTGTTATTGTAATCCATATAATCTAAAAATCTTCTAGTATAAAAGTCAGCAGTCTCATTAACTTTACCCATTAAATGTACCAACTCATCTTTATCTATAGCTTGTTTGTTGTCTCCAATATGCTTGTAAATACCTCCATTACCAATATTGTAAGAAGCAAATGGCAGGTAAGAACTTTGACTAAACCAAATCAACATAGGCTTTACATACTGATTAACTAAGTTTTTATAGTTAACATTAGCAGCATCATCAAGTGTGTTTGTTAGTATTAAGTCCTGTAGCTTGTCGTATAAGTTTCCACCTAAATAGTTTTGGATATGCAAATCTTGAGCAACCTCTACAAATTGTATCAGCTTATCATCATCTGTATTTCCAGATATAATAGACTTTCTTTTTAAGTCATTTAATGTTATAAATAATGCTTTAGTTGCCATATCTTATTTTTTATTTGTTGGATAAGCCCCTCTGTCTGGTCTATCAATCATTCTTTCAGTCATCTCACTTGGATTTTTAGGTTCTTTTAAACCTTTCTCGTAAGCTGAATTAGGGTCTGTTCTTTTATCTCCTTTTAACTTATAAACTCTAAGTTCCCAAAAGTGATGGCAGTTTTTACCTCCCTTAAATTTTAGCAAACTATAGTTCTGTCTGTTATGACCTAACTCACTATTTACACCTCTAAAAGACATCATATTAATATCTTCTTTTCTAAATACTATCTTTCTTTCTGTAAACGTTTCCATCTTCTTGCAGAAAGTTCTACTGTCTGGAGATTTTCTTACAGGCATATAAGCATATCTAACTTTATAGATTTTACTATCTTCTTTAGATGATTTATTGCTAGACTTAATTTCAGCCATTTTAACCTCACTTAACTCCTCAGCATACTTCTCAGTATGTATAACCTCCCAATCATCGCTTAAAACCTCTCCTAAGCCTTCTAACTGCTCTAACATATCATCTCCTTCTTCATCAGAGAAGTCACTTGGTTCTTCTTGAGAACTTAACTTCTCTCCTGTTTCTTCTTCCCTTTTAATCTTAGTAGAAATGTTGTCTAGTTCTGTGAACTCAATAGGTTGTAAAGTAACAAAGTATAAGTTTAGGTATATCCCATTTACAGATAATATCTCGCAGAAGTCATCTAACAAATCCTTTTGGAAAGGTCTAATAACAAAGTTATCCATAAGTATAGATGCAGTTCTTAATTCCTCTGCATTGTTGCCAAAACCTGTATTATCTTTAATACCTAGTAAGATAGGAGATACAATTCCGTGTCCTAACATTATCTTCTCTCTACTCTCATCAGCTAAGAACTGATATTGTGCGTGAGCATCTGGTAAGTGTATAGGGTCTATAGTTGCAGAACTATCTTTGTCTTCGTTAAAAGCTATGATTGTTCTACCTGCATTGTTTGTTCCTCCAAACTTATCGTTTATCTTGCTTTCTATTATTTCTTGAGTCTCCTCTGGAGGGATACCATTATTAAAGTTAATAAATAAGCTAGGCTGTAAACCATTTTTTATATTGTTAATATGGTAGTTAGATACCTCTACCTCTAAATCACAGTACTGTAAACATCCGTGATAGTCACTAGGAGTATAATACCAAAATCCACTTTGATAAGGTTTAGATACAAATATCTCAGAAGTTTCCTTCTTACCACCTTGACCAAAAGCAGGTATTCTTTTAGGCTTATCGCCTCTTTTGTACTCAGCCCAATTAGGATGATAATACCAAGCCTTTATAATTCCATCTACAGCTTTCTCAGCCCTAAGTGTTTCTATTGGAAAGTGTAATGCTTTTAATACTTTCTTTTTTGTTTTATTGTAAACAACTTGGATAGCAGCCATTCCTAACTCCTTTCTATCGTTTACTATTCTTTTAATATCTTTAGGTTTAAATATTAATTGAGTCTCTGCCCATTCTACAGGCTTTTCTTTACTATCAGTACACTCTAGTCCTCTACCATAAATCATATCAGATATACCTTTGATACATCTTGAGTTGGTAGGACTACCTAAGTTTAAGTCTATTAGTCTGCCGAAGTGATTATTATCTTCTCCCCAACTAACCCAATTATCTCCTTTTCTTTCTACAGCCTTAGGCATCTCATAGGTAGATAATTCAACTACACTAAAGTTCTTAGTATACGTCTTTGGTTTACTTACTGAATAATTCTTTTTAATATTTATTTTACCCATTATATTGTTATGTATTTATCATCGCCATCAGTATCGTTCTCTTCGTAATAGTCAGTACTTATAGTATGGTAGATGTCCGTGTCTGTTTGACTTGTAACGTATATCTTGTCTCTATACCACAAATTAGAACCTCTAGTCATTTCTAGAACATAGGCTCTTTCAGCTATGAACTTATCTGAAGACAGAGTTACATCTATGTAGTCATTGTTAACTACTGCTGTTACATTAGTAATCGTTACAGACTCTCCTGTACCATCCTCTCTTATTGTAGCATTGATACCTGTTGTATCTAATGTTCTAGGCAATATAGAAAAAGTTTGTGAGCTTGATGTTGGCAATAATCTAATCATAAACTTATAACGTATATTCGTTTTTTTGTTTTTATTGCAAAAGAAAAGGTCTACCGAAGTAGACCTAAACTAAAAACATAAAGTAAACGTAAAACTATGCTTGAACTACAACAGTAAATCCTACAGTTGCAGGGTCAGAGTCTAAGAAGTTTGCAGGTCTCTTTTCCATACCAGTTAAAGTTAATGTATAACCACTAAGGTCATTCATTGCTTGTCCTGTTACGATAGTACCAGCAGTTACTTGACAGCCATTTTCAAATCCAGCTAAAAAGTAATTGTCATTTTGGTCTTGAATAATAACTCTTGGTCGACCATAAGAAAGTAATTTTAATTCTTTGTTGTCTTCAATAGTTAATTTTTTCAATGTCAATTCAACTACTTGTTCGAAGGCAGTAGTTCCTGTATCAGCACTAGACTGAATATTTTGCGTGAAAGAAGAAGCATCTCTTACTTCATACTTGTATACGTTTGGTGTTCCAGATACAGCATCAATAACGTCTGTATTAGTAGCATCAAATGTGTAACTAGCAGTAGTAGTATCTTCAAAATTCGATAAGTAGATAGCTTTTATACCTCCAACCGAATCTTTACATACTTCTTTTCTTCCTAATGTTAAATCACAAGCCATTTGTTGTATTGGTTTTTAATATCCCTCCCCATAAAAGAGGAGGGTTATTGTTAATAATTAGTTAATTAAGCTGGAGTGTAAAGAACGATGTCTGAACCAAATCCGTGTTGTACACCAGCAGTAAATCTCATTACGAAACGTACATTTTGACTTCCGTCTAAGTCGCTCATATCTAGCACTTTAACTTCGTTGTGGTCTGATAAAAGTCCAGTTCCAAAGAAGATGTTAGATGCTTCAGCTAAGTACATATAGTTAGAGTCTAATCCGTTTGCTAAGAATACCTCTACTCCATCAAATAATAATGAGTTGATAGCTTGGTTATTTCCTTTTGCTTCGTAACCAGCAGCTCCTACTCCGTTAGCTCCAAATCCTCCTAAAGCTCTTACATAAGCTTTATAAACGTTTTGAGCAACGTATAATTTAACATCTGACTTTCCGTATAATGCAGAAGGCATAGCGTCTACCACTTTACCCATTTCAGCGATTACGTTAGCAGAAGTAATAGTAGTTCCTACTACATCGTTTACAGTTGCATCAGCAGTAGCTAAAGCTACTAATCCGTCAAATTCTCCAGCAGTTGCAGTAGCACCCATCCAGATGTTTTTCTCATTCTTGTCAGCAATCTTAGCAATAATCTCAGCGATTAAAAACTCTTGGAAAGAAGGAGGTAGATTGTCAAATGCAGAATATCCCATAGATATTGCATCCCAATCATCTCTAAAATCAGTTTTACATAAGTTTAAGTTTACTTGAAATTCTTCTGGTTGTAAGATTTTCTCGTCTAAAGTAACAGTGTCAGTTGCAGCGAAATCACAGCTTCCATCAGCGATTAAGTCTGTGGTAGAAAGTCTTTTGATTACTTGCTTGAACTTTACATTAGGTTTAACAGTAATACCACCGTTTTCGATAGTATTTGCGGATAATAAAGCTGCTGAGATGTACCCTGCTGCTTTTTCTCCTGCGTAAGTTGTTGTAATTGAAGTTGTTGTTGCCATCTTTTTTTTTATTTATTAAATAGTTTGTTGTAGATTGAGTCTTTCACAGTTCTACTTCTGCTTTGTGAATATAAGTGTTGTTGTTTTTGCTCTACTTGAGCTTCTGGAGAATGTACTATTTCTTCTGCTTCAGCAGATAGTTCAGTAACATCTTCCTTAATTTCTACTTCCTCTGATAACTCAGCAGGAACGTCTTTCTCCTCTGAAGGCGAAACGATTTCCATCATTTGCTTAACAGAAGCCTTTAATGAATCTAACTCTTCGTATAAAGAATCGTATTTCTTCTTTAATGATTCAATATCTGAATCTTCAGAAATAACCTCTTCTTCTACAGGAGCTTCTTCGATAACTTCCTCAGCTTGTTCTACTTTTTCCTCAGCTAGTTCAACAACCTCTTCTACAGGTGTTTCAACTACTTCTTCAGAAGAAAGTAAAATGCTTTTGAACGCATCTACAATTTCTTTTGGACTTTTCATAAATTAAAATTTATTATTAATACTAACTAATACTAATAACTAGTAATATAAATATTGTTGTATTTTTGATTAAATGTTTCCTATTCCTTGATTAATCATTTTACCCTTACAACACTCTCTGCTATACTTACTTCCGTCTTTACATAGACATCCTCTTCGCTTGTTCTTTGGAGATGTTCTACTCCACTCTTGTTCTTTTCTTCTACTCATCTTTTAATTTGTTTAGGATTTCATTTAATAATTCTAGAGCCTCAGAGTCCTCTTCAGATAAAGATAACTTCTCTAGTTTGTTTATCGCCCATTCAACACCACTAGTTCCTCCCCAGCAATCCCACATAAGTCCACCACATCCTTCCGAATAAGGTACATCTTTATGTTGTTGATGTCTTTTAAATGATGCCATTCTAGATATTGTATCTCTAGTTAGTGGCTCTCTGTTAGCTAGTTGGTTTGCTCTTTGTTTTCCAACAGGAGTACCACAACTTCCCCAACCATTCTTCTTTACCCAAGCTAAGGCTCTTTTAGCATTGTTAGTTGCAGATTGTGGATAATCGCTATAAGACTTTAATTCTTGCTTCGCTAACTCTTGTTCTTTTTGACTAAAGAAACCCTCTATACTAAAACCAAGATACTTACCTTGTTTTACATCTTCCCATATCTCATCGTTATCAATCTTCATAACTACTGCCCAAGCACCTTCTGGAGCATCTAACTTGTATAGGTTAGTTTTATCCATATTAGGGTCTTCTACTATCCAAGACTCTATAAGTGACACTCCTTTTACTGCTAGTTCGTGTTCTATAGTAGCATTGTTGTTCTTTAGTCTTTTAAGGTAAAGTTCAGATGCTTTCTTAACAGTCTCTTTAGAGAACATTATCTTGTAAGCATAGTCTCCACTTTTTCTAAATATTTCCTTGTCTGGAACTAAAGCTAATCCTACTACAATTCTTTTCTCGTCATCTACAGATTTGAACTCTACTTTGTGTCTACTTAAAGCTACAAAGTTTTCTTCTATTGCAGGACTTTCTACTAGAGAGATAGCTTCTATTCCATCCTCTAAATTGTTTTCGTCTATTATTAATTCTATAATGTCTAAATCTTCCATAATTATTATTTTAACCTATTGTTGCTGTATTGGATATACTTAAATCTAATTGTTGTTGACTTGTCATTTCTGATGAAACTACATAAGCTTGTATTGGCTGACTTAATTGACCAGCTATTGATTGTGTTAGTTGATTTGATTGTGTGCTTCCTGCTAGGTTGAAGTTAAACTCTCTGCCTTCTCCACCACCTGCTCCACCTGCACCTGCCCCTATAGAACCACCACTACCTGCTGAAGACTGAAACTTTTGTCTAGCTATTTTAGCTACATTCAGTAACCCAGTAGTTATTGTTGCTGCCATAGCGACAAATCTAGCTACAGGTCTCCCTTTAAATGAAGGGTCTGATAAAATTTGACTTGCAGCTAAGTATGTGTTTATACTTGCACCAGCTATATTAGCTGCTTTATTTAACTTAAACCTTTTCTTTTCTATAGCTTCCTGCTTCTTTCTTAGTTTCTCGTCATTTCTACCTATCTGTAATTGTATTCTCTCTCTTTCATCTTTAGATAAGTCTTCATTTAAAAGCCTTTGATTAAGCTCGTTATTTAAAGCGTTAGTCTTGTTTTGCTCTATAGTTAGTTGTCTGTCAAACTCTCCACTCATAAAGTCAGTCATAGCAGACTGAACTTTCATATATTGCTGAAGACCCTCTTGTAAAGTAAACTCCTCGTCTTTTTTTACAGGCTTATCTTCTCCTACAGCTGCTCTTCTTACTGCTGCCATTTTATTCCAAAAAGGGAATAGTTTTCCGTATTCTTCCTGTATTTGAATAACAGCTACAGTTAATCTATCGCCAGATACTTTCTTCTTATCAAAAGCGACAGTTTCAGCTCTAGTTATTTCCTTTTGCTCTGCATCAGTAAGAGCCTTTCCTTCTTTCGTTATACCAGATATAAATTTAGCTAAATCTTTATCAACCTTCTTAGAATATTCTGCATGAGTTTCTTGAGCAGACTTTATGGCATTTTGTTTTTTTAACAGCATAGCCTTTTTCTCGTACTTCTCGGTAATATCAAGCCTTCTTAAAGCATATTCCTCTTTTTTAAAGGTTCTTTCCTCTTCGTCTTTAATCATAGCCAGAGTAGATTTCTCTTCTGTCTTTAGTCTCATCATCTCTGTCTTTTGAGCAAGTTTTTGCCTAGCATCTAAAGTGCTTTTTACTTTTAACTCTAACTCTTCTGGAGTATCAAATGTAGATAGCTTATTGCCGCCTTTACCTTTAGTCCCCGTAAGTGCTTCCCTTTCTTTTATAAGACCCTCGATAACTTTGGTCTGGTCTGCGTAAGCCTTAGGGTCGTTTAACATCTGCTTTCTAAACTTTTTAGCAGCAGCTATAGCTTTATCGAAATACTCTTCAGTACCTTCAATAACTTTTCTAGGAGCTTCAACTAAATCAGCAGCCTCCCTAAGCAGCTTGTTTCTTTCCTCTAGACTAGTAATTATTCCATCAAGCCTAGCTTTTTCTATATCGTAGGCGGTATTAATACCAGTTGCATCCATTCCTGCTTTAATTGCATCTGTCCTATCTTTTTTTAATTTAACTAAAGCTTCTTGTACTTTTTCAATTGAATTTTCTTCTTCTTTTAATAATTTATTTATTGAATCAACTTTCGCTAACTTTTCATTTATATCTAACTGCTTTCTCTTCTCTTCTAAAACAGATTTAAGAGCCTGTTCTTGAGCAAACAAAGAGTCCTGTGAATTTAATATCTCATCGCTAAGAGTTTTACTTGAGGCAATAGCGGCTATAATAGCATTATTTCTTTCTTCTAAACTTGAACTAGATAGATTTATTATAGATTGATAACCTTCTAGTGTTTTAATCTCATCCTTTAAAGCTTTATTTAAATTCTCAGAATCTTCTGTAGCTTTCTTTTTAGCCATAGACATTTTTTCAATAGCAGCAACGACACCTTGTATAATCAGCAATATACCTAATGGTCCAGCCATTGCCCTACCTAAGTCTATAACAGCTAATTTTAAACTACCTGTTGATTTAGCAGCAAAAGCCATTTGAGAAGCAAACTGAGAAATGTTATTCGCAACACCTCTAATACCATAAGGTGCATCAGATAGAACCCTACCTAATTCCATAGCAGCAGAAGATGCAGAACCAGTTGCTCCAGTAGACATATCCATTTGACTCTGATAGAATCTCATGGTTTTTGTTAGATTCTGATACTCTTTACCATTTATTTGTACTTGAGACCTTTGTTTCTTTAACGAAGCCATAGTCTTACCAATCTCACTACTGGTTCTTGACATTTCTCCGTTCATCTCGCCTAAGACCTTATTAACGTCTTCTACAGCTATCTGAGTTCTCTTTAAAGCTCCTTCTCCTAACTTTCTTATCTGAGCTGTGGCTGTTTCTGTGTCTACAGTGATTTTGTATAAAATCTTATTTTCTTCTGCCATGTTATAATCTTCTTTGTTTTATGTTGTACTTAAATTCTTTCCAGTTTGTAATGGATTGATATTTTCCTTTAGCTATCAATATGTCCTCATCAGATATTAGCCAATCATCTTCATTTA